GCAGTCTGTAACCTTCCAAGAAGTTCTCTTGCGGTTGCTGCTTTGTTTGCCAGAATGCCAATGTTTACGCTGTCATTAAATACAGCATAATGCAAAAGGTAAGATACGACTGTAGTGGATTTACCAGTTTGTCGTGGCATCTTACAGATATTAAATCTGTTATTATGAAAGTTATTAATTAACTTCTCTTGAAAGTGATATGGATGAAACTGAGTGAGTCCCTCATCCAAAGAAACAATCTTAATATACTTATTAGCAAAATAGACAGGATCTTCCTTGCACTTCAAGAATTCACGGATTTGTTCTTCCGTGAATTCAATCGGTGTGTTTGCTTTTTTTAGATTAGGATTGCCAAGATATACATTATCAGACATAGTTCACTCAGCAATTCCAACGTCTAAGGGCTTTATTGATTCTGCTATCAGGATCTCTTGCTGTCTTCGCTGAAGTTAATCTCTTTTTCATTCCCTTCATTCTAGAACAAAAAGACTTTCGACGATTTGCATCTTTTGATCCTGCTTTTAATTCAGATGGTTTTTTGGTAACAGCAGTCTTTAATTTTGAACCTGGGTTCTCTCTACGATAAGCATCAACTGCTTTTTGACTTAAACCATCAGTTTTATCTTTACGATTGACTTTTTGCCAATCTTCATGCTGAACCTCTTCATTTTTCTTGGTATCCATGATGGCACCCTTGCCATGTTTAGCACGAATATCCGCCTTTACTTTTTCAAGTGCAGACATACCATCATACTTTTTCTTAGAGGGGCCAGGTGTGAATTTTGGTGCTCTCTTGTAATCCACATTACCATCAACTCCACCACGTTCCATCCGACGATCTCTCAGAGAATCCTCGTTTTCTTCTAGTGCCCCTTGGGTATTCTCAGTGATTTTTGTTGATGTTCCTGAGTCATATTCAAAAGTTTCCTCAACTGGTTTGCTGTGTCCTCTGCTTTCTTCTGCGTGGAGGATTGGTTGTCCTGGTTCATAGTCCGTGACTTTGTAGGTTGCTAGTCTTGCGCCAGGATACACCTTTTGAACCTGAGATTCAACATCAGATTTTTTAGGTATTGAAATTTGTGGGAAAAACATTTTTAATGCATAATATTTTCCACGGAAAAAGAAATAGGTATCAATTAGATTACCATTTTTAGCAGGGAGTCTTACTGCCTCTTCAACCTGCTCTTTTCTGGTTGCTTTCTTTTTCACGCAGTTTGGATATCTTTTCCCAAACATTGTTTTCATTCCTTTTTTCTCGTATCCAGGCCAGCACTTCTCTGTTAGTTCATCCCAGGAAAGTCCTTCAGACTTGTTGCCCCAGTTTGCAGCGCCTACCTTACGACATTTGACTAGTGCTCCTGACGCATATGCACTAGGCCAAACTCTGTAACGAGATTTTACTTTATGGTAACAGGCATCTTTAGTTCCACTGCCCTTACCTTTTTTGTCCTTTTCTTGGATGAGTTCGATTTCTTCTTTCTTCATCTTTCTAGGACTATCAGTTTTTACATATGTTGGTTTTGCAGCACCTGTTTTTTGTTGTTGTCCAGGATCTGCTTTCTTTTTTCTTCTAGCGGCAGAAAGTCTTTCTGCCTTAGTCATGCTTGCTCTTTTTGCTGAGGATACACATTTTGGTGTTCCTTCACCAGGTTCATCACTGGCACATGTTCCACCTGTGACGACATTTACCCATCCAGGTTTACCGTCTTTAGAGCGAGAACCCTTAAACCATTGACGAAGATTTCCGCCTTCATGAACTACTTGTTCTCCCATGCCGCCGCCATTTCCACCGTTGCCATTACCACCATTTCCACCGTTGCCATTACCATTACCATTGCCATTTTTATTGGCAGAGTCATCCACTGAATGGCCATTTTCCTTTCGGAAATAACCAGCCCTACCTACAGACTTAAATCCTGCAGGAATTGGTTTACATTTTTTGTCAGTGTAGCAGTAATAATATCCTGCTTTACACTTACCATTCATCTCTTCATTCATTTCACCACTATCAACGTAATCAGCAGCGGAATCAAGATAGTCTGCTGCTTTGGTGATCTTTGACTGCACCCAAGCTTCAATTTCACCCTCACCTTTCATTTTTGAACGAAGTCTTTTTGCAGCACTCATCACCGTAGCAAGTTGTGATCTTGCCATAGAATATTCGTGATCTTTTGCTTCGTTCATTTTCTTAGTCTTCTTTTTCATAGAGTTGATGAATTTTCTGTAAACTGCTGCTTCTGAAGTTTTGCCCATTTCTCTTGCTCTTTGTTCCATAGCAACTGCTGCCTGGATTTTGTGAGCATGAGATCTTGATGAATTGCGAA